GTAGACTCAGTGTTTCTACTGAGTTATTTATCCGGCTCTTGTGCGATCGCACATTTTTCAGTACAATGTTATTATTGTTTAAAATGAGTTAAATACACAATAGGAATATTTCAATGAAGTTACAAACCAGATCGATACTGCAGGAACTGAATTCTATTGCCGATGTGCGCAGCACTGATTCGTTGATAGAAAGTCGTGCTGCTAACATTATCAATTCAGCTATCAATCTATTGGAAAGTATTCATAAAAATTATGATTCTGCTTCGGCAGACGAACTTGAACGCCGTCTTATCAATGCTATTAAAGGGCATGATCCTAGTAAATTTACACGTGGTGTTCGTAGAATAGCAGAAGCACGCAAACTCAAGAAAAAATTGGATGAAAGCAATGATCAGTAAACTGTCAGAAGGCGGCAACGTATTCAAAGGCCCGGAAAAGCAACCATTAACACAGCGTATTGCCACAGCTGATGTAGAGGAAACCATTCTCTACATTGAAAAAATCACAGGCCTAGACTTTACCAAAGAAAAGCATCTTGATGACAAGAAGCCTGTAAAATGGCTAGGTACCACTGGCCGTAAAGAAGATCCAGACGGTACCTTTGAAAAGAACAGCAGTGGCGACTTGGACCTATCAGTGGATGCCAACGAAGTAGATAAGAAATCATTCGCTGAAAAACTAATATCACAATTTGGCAAAGAAAATATCAAACTCAGCGGAGACAATGTACACTGGAAGGTGCCTATCAAAGGCAGTCCAGACAATGGATTTGTGCAAGCAGATTTTATGTTTTCCGCCAATCCTAAATTTCAACAAGGTAGCATGATTGGTGGGCAAGGTGAATATCGAGGTGAGCATCGTCATATCCTATTAAGCTCAATTGCTCGTGCCCGCGGTATCAAGTACAGCCCAAAACACGGCATACTGAATGCCACCACAGACGAACTATTGCCCAACGGCAACGATTGGAATCAAATTGCCAAAGTGCTGTTGGGTCAAACTGCCACAGTCAAAGATATCAAATCAGTTGACGCAATTCTCAACTACATCAAGAAACTGCCTAACTACGAAGAACTAGTTGCAGGTGCAAGAGAAACACTGGGCAAGCAAGGTATTAGTTTGCCAGAAAATGTTATCTCGTTTGAAAGTGCGCAAACAGGAACACCCTCTTGGTTCCGCAAAATGATGGAACGAGTGAAATGAGAGCATTTGAATTCCTTGATGAAACGTGGAGCAAGAAATACAAAAGCTCTATCAATTGTGCCAGCCCCAAAGGATTTAGCCAAAAAGCGCATTGTGCTGGCCGCAAGAAAAACGAAAGTATCTATGAAGCTGACGCAGCACCTCCCGCCAAGAAAGTGGGCCGTGAGTTTAACCACCTAGAAGATCTTGTGTTCACAGAAGCCAATGGTGCTAACAAAGCCATCAAGATACTTAAAGACCTAGCCAGTCCTGAAACCAGTATTACAATCAAGTGGGACGGCAATCCCACAGTGTACTGGGGACGTGAAGATGATGGCTCCTTCCGACTGGTAGGCAAAAACAACTGGGGACGCGAAGAAGGCAAAAGTTCCAGTCCAGAAGAACTCAAACAGTTTATCATGAGTCGTGGCAAGGGCGAAGATTGGCGTGAGAAATTTGCCGGGGATATGGCAGCACTGTGGCCCATATTTGAACGTGCAACTCCTGCAGAATTCCGCGGTTATGTCTACGGAGACATTCTATTCCATCCTGGCAAACCATATACCGGCGCTGACGGCAAAATTACATTTACTCCCAATCAAACCACTTACTCTGTTGCTGGTACCAGTGAAATTGGTCGAGCATTGGCCAAGGCCAAGATTGCAGTAGCCGCCCACAAGGTGTTTGGTTATTTTGGAGACAAGACAGGTGCGGACTTTGACGATCCTGAACAGTTCAGCGGCAATCCGGAATTAAAAGTATTTGGATTGACTAGTGTTAGCTATAGACCAGCAGTGGGTGCAGACAATCTTGCTGCCATTGAAGCACTGGCTAAAAATCAACAGGCCATTGACAAATTGTTGGCACCCGTTGCTGGAATGGGCTATCTACAGAGTGAAATTTACACTTTTGTTAATAATCAATCCAAAACAAAACAACTGGACAATATCAACACAGAAGCCTTTATGGGCTTTGTGCAAAAGACTCCTGCCAAAGCTGCTAAAATTGCAGCACACAGTGAACAGCATCCCGGAGTCATGGATGTGATGTTTGAACTGGTGCGTGAGATCATGGCGGCCAAAGATGAAGTAATTCGTGAGCTAGATGCATCAGGTGGCGACATAGAGCAAACTACAGGCGGCAAGCCTGGTGGTGAAGGCTATGTTGCAGGGGGAAGCAAGTTGGTACCACGTGATCGCTGGACTCCGTTTCGAGCCGATTAATAGTTCAAAACCCCTGATTTCTTCAATCCAATATAAATACTTGCATAGGAATCAAGGTGATTCTTATACAATGCCAGTCCCGGAGCGGGACTATTGATTTAAGGAGAACATATCATGGCAGCATTCGCAAGAACAAATCCAACAGCAGTAGCTCGCGGTACAATTCAATACACATCCGAATTAACATTCTACAAAGTAGTTCTAAATGGATCAGGACTAGCAGTTGCGGCTTCAGACGCAAATGCAGCAAAGATTTCCGATGCACTAGGTTCTATAGCTCGTTTGTTTCAATTCAAAAGCAACGGTCTTGAAATTTTTATGGTAGCAGATCGTCATAGCACCGACATTGACTCTGTTGCTAGACTAATTGCTCAAGTTTTAAACACAGGCGCTGCATTTACTAATACAGCCGGCAGCGGTGTTGCTACATTGTCTGATTCCAACACAATTACAGTAACTGTTCCGACAGACCTAGAAGGTATGTAATTTTAAATTCTCAGGGATGGGAAGACTAAGCCCGGTTCGCCGGGCTTTTTTACGACTACAATTTTGTAGAGTTAAATAGTAGCATATAATTATGCAACTGTTTAAACTTGTCAGTGTGGTCGATATCACACGTTCTCTCCCATCCAGATCAGAAACAGATCATTTGAAATTGGGGCAACAGGCCAATTTCAACAGCCTCATACAGGCCATTGGCATTAGGTCAAATGTGGAATGGGATCGAGACCCAGAATGCCACACAGGTAGACTACCCGATGCTATAGAAGGTGCTGCCACTCATTGGATTTGGGAATTTTCAGTTGAAAGAGATTTTGTTTTTCGACTAGACGATGATCCGGTGGGTCTGTTGTTGGATGACCTTGAAGGTGTTCCTGTGATAAATCAGTTAAATAATTCAGTAGATATTACACCTTCAATATTTCAAACCAAAGGTGATCGTGCAAACATTTGGATACACGAAATCTCACAAGCGGGATAAATATAATTTAACAGGCAAAACAATTAGGCATTTCGGAACACTTAGGCACATGGCTCGGAGCGAGCACTTGACTTAACATAAAAGGAAACAGCCTACATGGCCACAACAGTAGAACGACTTGGTGTAGTAGAAACCAAGGTAGCAAACCTAGGCGAAAAATTAGACGAGATCAAGGTTGATGTCAAAGAAATGCACGACTGTCTAGATAAAACTCGCGACAGTGTCATGGCCAAACTAGAAGACATGTACGGTGCAAGCTGTGAACAGCATAGTCAATTGGCCAGTAAAATTACAGAATTAGAAAAATTTAGACAGAAATGGATCTATATGACTGCTGGAGGTGTAGCAGTATTAGGTTGGGTATCAGGGCATATGGATCTAGTTGCCAAGATGTTTAGCTAATATCAATCACCCACTTAAATAAGGACCATAGGTCCTTTTTTTATGACAAACATACAGCGGCGTTTAGAGCATTTAGTAGCCAACGCACAGCGTAAACTCATAGCCGACAATCACATTCTGCCACTAAAGGTTGCTGGCGGTATTCTTGTAGGTGATGTGTTAATTGTCAGCCAAGAAACTACAAAACATCTTTATAGGCACAACAGTATTATCTACAGCAATATCAATCTCAATGCCACAGCAATCAGAATGGCCAATCTAGTGACAAAAAATACAAACCCTGCAATCGTGGATAAAATTTACAGATTAGACCAAGAATATGGCAGATGGTTCACAGACAGCCAGATTCTTAGAACACAGTATCAAAAAGCTATCGTAGCTAAAAACTTTGAAAAAGCAGACACTCTTTGGGCAAGATATTGTGAAAGCAGGGACAAAACTCTAGCTGCCAAAGAAACTGTAACCGCTTTGACTTATTTCTGAATAAATAATACATCACTATGGATCAACCGATATGAAAACCACAGATCTCTTCAAAATTAATAGAACCAGTAAAAGACTGAATGAAAGCATGTTTAAGACTTTTGGTCGCAAACTGAATCTAGAAACGTTTAACATTGAACAGCTGGAAGATGCCAGAAACAAACTGCGTACACAGATCTACACAGCTCGCAGCAGTTCTAGTTTTAATGAAAACGTGGAAAATGATGCACTGTCGCAGGCACAGTTCATGCACGATGCCATAGTAGCTGAATTATCAGAACGTGACGAGCCTATTGTGGATAACACAGTACAAGAAGGTGGACACCTCGACAAACAAGCATTGATGATGATCCTCAAAAACTTTGATGAAAACATGAACGAACGTGGTGGCTATGGCGATCCTGACTATGAGAAAATTATGGCAGCACTAAACAACGGTGATGTTGAATCTGCTGTGGAAGAAGTATATTACGCCTACAGTGATCAAGACGGCGGCGAAATTGACATGGACGACTATATTGAAGATCTAGAAGATCAATTCAAAGACATGGTCGGCGGTGTGGAAGAAGTTGCACCACCAACAGCCAAAGGTGAGCGTATGGTTAAACACATCAAGCAAGGCTATGCAGATGATGGTAAATTAACAGATACAGAAAAAGGTATTGCTTATGCAACTGCGTGGAAGCAACACAACAAAAACGAAAGCATAAACACAGGAGAAGATATGCGTAATCTAAGAGAAGGTGAGATCCAACAGGCAAGTGCGATCGTCACAGCAAAGACAATGGTTGACAGAGTTGGCCGTTGGATCGAAGAACTTTCTGGTATGGAGAATGATACTCTATTACAGTTAGGTGATTCAATCCGTGATGAAATGGGACAAGAGCAGGCCAAAGGATTTATCGAAGCAGTGGCTCCGGCAATTCAATCAGCATTGGAAAATCTCAAGACCACACGTGAAGCATTGGCCACCGGAGTACGTACACTAACCGGTGAAGAGCAGCCTGTCAATATGTTAGGCGGCGAGCCAGCAGCTGACATGGCAGCTGAACCCGATGCCATGAACACTGATGCTGAATTAGGTGGCGACGAATTTGCCGCTGCTGAGCCAGCTGCAGGTGGTGCAGAAGAAGCAGGTCGTGAGATGCGTGAAAGCATCAACCATCAGAATCGTTTGATGAGAGCATTGGCAGGATGAAACTTCAAGAATTTGCCAGCGGTTTTCGACTGAGCGAGTTAACACCTCCTATGCCAGGTGCAGCGGCTCCAGGTGCCAAACCGTCTCCGTTGGGAACATTTGCAGCTGGTGCCGCCGGATCAAAACCTCCAGCTGCTGGTCAACCATCCGGTCAACCACCGGCCCCTGCAATGGATCCTCAGGCAATGGCCAAACAGCAGGCTGCTCAGATCAAACAAATGGCCGAAAGAAAAAAGGCCATTCAAGAGCAGATCAAAGAAATGCAAAAGCAGATACAAGAACTGCAAAAAGAATTGAGCACACTAAAATGAGATTTTTTGAATTTGGCGGAAACTCCGGTATAGAGATTGATAGATTTGTTATGGTTCTTAGAAACTATATTGGTCGTGCTGCCAGTCAAAAAGCTCCTTCGAAATTAAATTGGAATGGCCTAAACAAAGTGCTGGCCACAAGTGGATTTGAGTTAACCGCAGACTACGAAACATTTAAAGCAATGTACGATTCTAGTCCAGCACTACAGGCGATGGTTTCAAATTTCAACGACGAAGGTGTTGAATTAAAAGTTCCAGGTGCAGGAAGCGAAGCAGAAAAACCCAACGGCACCCAAGACAGTCAGGCAGAAGTAGATAAAATTGCAGCCAGTGCTGCTCCGCAACAATTAGCCACCCAGGCTTGACATTGTTTTACAAATAGTGTAATATATACACTATGACCGATACATTACAACTCACACCACCTCCATTTGTTGAACGCTTTCAATATAAAGGATGTGTTCAAATCAACGATCCTATCACACGCAAACGAGTTTATCAAACTCCAGACGGTGAAACACTGCCTTCAGTGACTACTATATTGAGTGCTACCAAAGACATGACTCATTTGAACGAGTGGAAGAAACGAGTGGGCGTTGAAAAAGCACAACAGATCACCACAGAAGCCGCTGGCGTTGGTACTGCAATGCACGCCAACCTAGAACGTTTTATTGCTGGCATACAACGACAGCCTGGCAACAATCCCGTACACGTACAGGCCAACAAAATGGCCGATGTTATCATTGGTAACGGATTATCAAAAGTGTCCGAAGTATGGGCAATGGAACAGAGCTTGTACTTTCCTGGATTGTTTTCAGGTACCACTGACCTAGTGGGTGTACATGAAGACGAGCCTGCTGTGATGGATTATAAACAAACCAACAAGCCCAAGAAAGCAGAGTGGGTAGAAGATTACTATCTACAGCTAATGGCCTATATACTAGCACATAATGAAGTCTATGGCACAGACATCAAAAAAGGTGTTATCTTTATGTGTAGCCGTGCTTTTGAATATCAGCAGTTTACACTAGAGCCTGCAGACTTTAATAAGTGGCAGGATGCTTGGCTCACAAAGGTAGAGGAATACTACAAGCTAGGAAGATAAATATTCCATAACGGGAATTTATCTATGGCTGTCGTACAGATATCGAAAATACAAGTCCGAAGAGGACAAAAGAACTCAGGAATTGGTGTTCCACAACTGAGTTCAGCAGAATTTGCCTGGGCAGTTGATAGTCAGGAATTATTCATAGGCAACGGCAGTGTTGCCGAAGGCGCACCAGCGGTAGGCAACACCAAAGTTCTTACAGAACACGATAATATTTTAGAATTAGCCGCTAGTTATAGATTCGCCGCTGATGATAATTCAATTACTCTCAGTGTTGCCCGTGGGTTGCAATCTAAAATAGACGAGATACAGGTCAGTGTGGTAGATTTTGGTGCAATACCCGACGGATCAACTGACAGTACTTTGGCATTTACCACAGCCATTGATGAACTCTTTAAAAACTCCAACGATAAATTCAAGAAAATACTAGCCGTGCCAAATGGTGTCTATCTGTTTCTTGATGATCTAATTATACCCAGCAATGTTTTGATCAAGGGAGAAAATCCACAGGAAACTGTTCTAGAAATTGGAGATAACAATATTATTTTTCAAGACATTTCTGGTAGACCACAAGGCATTGTGATAGAAAATTTAACTATCGATCACAATGACGGTCAAACAGTGATAACTGGAGCACAAGAATGTAAATTCAAAGGTGTAAAATGGCGGTCTGGATATGTGCTAGGTGATGTTGTTTTTGTTCCAGAAAATGCCAGTTGCTTGTACAGCATACCCACAATGAGTATAGGTGGTAATATTATAGTATCGGGCAGCGGAGTGAGTTTGACTATAAACACGGGTTTTTCCAGTACTTTTGCAAACACTCTAGGCATAGCAGTAGGCACACTCAATGCTGATGCTACATTTAGCGCAAACTTTGAAGCCGTTGTAGTAGGAGCCAGCATCAAAATAAGTTCCAAGTCAGATGCAACATTAGCCGCTACGGTGCAATCTAATTTCACAGTGACCAGTTTGTCTTCGGGTAGCGGAAGCACCAGTACTATCATACCAGTGCTGGCAGAATTTACAGATGGTTCCGCTAATGTAAATGCATCAGTATTTTGGGAAAATACTTTGTTCGGCACTAGAGTCAACAAGCTGGTGTTTGAAGACTGCAACTGGTATTCAACCCCATTAGCAGTGGAATGTCAACAGACTGCGGCATTTGATTCGGTGGTGAATTTTAAACACTGTGAATTTTTTGTCTGCGACACAGGAATATATATCGGTGGTGTCAGTGGACAGGGAAACCTTTGGCACATCGACGACTGCCATTTTGAAGAAATAGCCAATCAAGCATTCATTAGCACCCAAGGAAGAGGAACTCAATTTCAAAGATCTAGATTTGTCAACTGTGGCAATAATACTAATAGTTCTTCTACACCATATACCAGTATAGTATCATTTGGTGAATCCTTTGGCAACACATTGATAAACTGTTCCAGCAACCGACATCAAGAATCTGGAATTGTCAGTGTGGCCACCGCAGATACCAGAGTGGAATTTGAAAATGCCAGTTTTGCCAGCCTAGTGGATAGAAATTACAGTGAAATATATCTCAGTGATGCACCTAGACCATTGTCTGTATTCAGTGCATACAACAACTACATTTATATTGATTACACTTTAAGATTAGGCCAGCACGTAAGGACTGGTCAAATTGTCATCGTTATTAATACACAAAATACTGATATAGAAATTTCAGATACATATACCTATTCGGGAGGAGGAATTGTTATGACAGGATTCGAATTTTTTGCAGAACTAAAAAACAACAGCAACTACGATGATTCAGCTGGACCGAATAATGACACGCTACTTCTTAAATATCAAAATCCATTAATTTCTGGTTCTACTGGTTCGATTGAATACAGCATTACCTACGGTGTTTGATCTTTATGACAATGATAGACTGATAAAATGGCGACAGTTTCGTGACAACCTAGAAACCAGTTTAACTCCACTAGAAGATGTAGCTCATCTTTGGAGTCGAGCACCATTTGTCAGTACATATCTCAATCCCCACACTCCGGACGAATGGCCGGATCCCTGGCATCTAGTTTTAAATTCTAAACTGGATGAGCTTGCTATTGTCCTAGGAATGCTGTATACTTTGAAGTTAACACAGCGGTTTATGGCAAGTCAATTTGAGATACATATGTCTACAATAGAGGCCAGTAGGTACAGCAAATACTTTTTAGTAGTAGATAACCACGTTTTAAACCTGGAATATGGGTGTGTTTTGTCAACTGTTGAATTAGACGGAGTTGAAACCAGCATCATTTGGACAAATAGCAGTAACAAATAAATATCAGATCGCAAAGAATAAAGTAGAGAAACACAATGACAATAACGGTGATTAAGCGTAATGGGCAAAGAGAACAGTTGACACTGGAAAAATGGCAGACACAGATTGCAAAAGTATGTAGGGGAATAGCCGATGTCAGTCAGAGCATGATTGAAATCAAAGCCCAACCACATTTTTACGACGGAATCACTACACAAGAAATAGATGGTATCACACTGAGAGCTATTGTAGATTTGATTGATGTAGAATCAAATCCAGATGTGGGCCATGTCAACTATCAATATGTAGCAGGCAAGCAACGTCTAAGTATGTTGCGAAAAGATGTATATGGCTCCTACGAGCCTCCCCACCTATACGAGATCGTAAAGACCAATGTGGCCACTGGTTTGTACACAGCTGAATTATTGACTTGGTACAACGAAGAAGATTGGAACAAGATGAATGACATGCTGGATCATTCCAAAGATGAAGAATACGGATATGCTGCCATCGAGCAGTTGATTGAAAAATATTTGGTCAAGAATCGTGCCACAAAGGAAACCTATGAAACTCCACAAATTAGATACATGGTCGCGGCCGCTACTGTATTTCACAAAGAAGAACCGAACGCATCGAGAATGCGCTACATCAAAGAATACTACACAGCAGCTAGTGATGGGTTGTTCACTCTTGCTACTCCTGTTCTCGCTGGTCTTGGGACTCCTACTAAACAGTTTAGTAGTTGCGTACTTATCAGGAGTGACGATGATCTGGACAGTATATTTGCTAGCGGGGAAATGATGGCCAAGTATGCTAGCAAACGTGCCGGCATTGGTTTAGAGATAGGACGCTTACGTCCATTGGGTAGTCCCATCAGAGGTGGTGAGATTATGCACACAGGTATGATACCTTTCCTGAAAAAATGGTTCGGCGATTTGCGATCATGTTCGCAGGGAGGTATTCGTAATGCAAGTGCTACTGTATTCTATCCTATTTGGCATCTTCAGTTTGATGATCTTATTGTTCTTAAAAACAATCAAGGAACAGAAGAAACCCG